CTGAAAAATTAACATATCCAGATGCAGCATCTCCTTGATATTGGTCAATTCGTATTAAATAAAAAGTATAACCATTAGGAACAGTATAAAGCGATGCTTGGGTTTTACCAATACCAGGATTTATTTGACCATAAACAGTAGAGCCAACTTTTGCAGTAATAGTTCCAACATTTGTTTTTTGTCCTGTTCCAGGAACAGTTAATACCATATTATTAATTCTTAAATAAGAATTTGAAGTTGTGACATTAGATGTACCATTTAAATTTTTAACTTCAGAAATAACATTATAATTTGAATCTAAACCATTAATTAATACAGCTGCTTGTGTATTATCGGTTGTTGAATTACTAACTAAAGTCATTGTGGTTGCAGATGCAGGATATACATATTGAGAGGTATTTGTTAATTCCCATAAAATAGATTGTCCACCCATTGCACTAGATGTTCCAAGATTTGTAGTAAAAGCAAATATACTAACTGCACTAGATCCTGGCACCAAGCCTTGAGCGACTTGGAAAAAGTAATCTTCATTTGCTACATAACCTACATTGACATTATTACAACTCATTAGCAACTCCCTTGACTTATAAAAAACCACGCTTCCGCTTCATTTACATCTTGTACGTCTTGCGTAAAATTTGAATTAAGTTGATTTACAATATTCTCTAAAGTTTTATTTACTTGATCTAATTGACCAGGATCATATTGTGGTTTAGCGTCAGATAATCGGTTATATTTAATTTTTGCCATACATTATCCTCTATGTCCATCTGGTTGTATTTCTAAGTTAACTGTTCCCATACGCCACCAATCTCCAACATTACTACTTCCTAAAGTAACAGTTACAAATCTACCTCTTGCACGACAGCTTAAATAAGTAGTTGTAGAATATACAGGTAAGTTAATTTGTTTATAAGAACTTGATTGAGGATAGTTTAATACATTAATTTGCATATTAACTGTACCTGTCATATTTTTGAAATCCGGTAGAATTTTCTTAACAAACATAAAACTATCACCATCTGCAATAGAGATATCCGCAGTTTGAATATAAGAAGTCATAGCCGTTGATCCTGCATCATAACCATTTTCTTGATACCAAACTTGAGACATTCCACCATTAACATTATAACCATTAACAGCTGGTGTTAAATAAGTAGTGCTTGCAACAGTATTATATTGAGTAGCTACTGGATAATCAAATACATCTTTATCTGCCCATGTAGTTCTAGCTAATGTTCCAATAGTCCATAAATTATCTTTATAGTTATAGGTAACAACACTATCAATATATTGTGAATTAGATGATGGATAAAACCAACTTATTTCTGAAAATTTAGAATTAGATCCTGCATATATAATATTAGTACCAACCCCTGTATTTAAATTATTAAATACATAATCTTGGACTGTACAAGGAATTTGTTTAACTGTTCCGTCATACATATAGAAAGCATTATTAGACATCCAGAATACTACGTTTTGAGCTTCTACAGCGCAGTGTGGAGATATAGCACCACAATAATCACCTATTTGTGTAAATCCAAATGTATAAGGTGTACCAACATATTGCATTGCAAAAGCAGAAATATTAGAAAGTACTACTACAACTCCTCTTGTATAAACAGCTGTTACTAAATAATTACCTTGCGCTAATCTTTGAAATCCTGCAGTATTTACTGCATTTGGTGTATAGTTTGTATAATCACCTTGATCTGAAAACAACACTGTCATTGGATCAAACGTAGAAGTTGATCCTGGAGTTGTTTGTGTTCCAAAAAATACCACACTTCTATTAAGCGCATCAACTATCATATAATTAGATTTAGTAGGAGCTGTAGCAATTAATGTTGCTTTAGCAAAAGTTGGACTAGATAAAAAAGTATTTGTAGATAAATAATAAGAAGATCCACCAACAATAGTTGCAATTAAATCTTGACCAAAATTATCTAAAGCCCATATTCTTGTATCAAATGTTTTAACAGAAGCTGTGCTATAAGTTCCCCAAGTACCTGCTCCATATGCTCCTGCTGACCAACCATTACCATATTGTGTAGTTGGAAAACCAGCTGTTATATCAAAAGTAGCACCAGAGGCAGATCCTGAAGTTGTAATTGTTCCAGGTGTACCTAAACCATCTAAATTAATTGTAAAATTATTAGCATCAACAGTATTATACACTTGAAACTGCGATGCCATTGTTGTGTTATTAATATTAGTGTTTGAAACACTAACCCCTGATACAGATGAAAAAGTAACAAAATCACCTATTTGACAACCATTAGAAGTTGCAAGAACATTGACTAAAGTTGTTCCAGAAGTCATAGTAAATACAGCTGGAATAGTAGTTGATGAAGGAGTTACATCATAAAAAGTATTATTATAAACAACATAAAGTTTATTGTTTGTAGCTATTGCAGATAAAGATGCTCCACTATTAGCAACATAATTATGAATAGCTGTTGCATTACCTATAATAGTGTTTTGAGAAACGGGTTGCCAGCCACCTATCTTTTCTGGTACGCCATAACGAAATCTGACATTATCAGACATAATCCAACCACCTTGTGCACCATATGCAGAATCTTGTTGGTTAATTCCTGGTTTTGGAAACTGTAATTTAGTTACTGGCATAACACTTTATTATACTTATATATCTAATAAAGTGCTTTTATATCACTTTTTAAACCAAGCAGGAAGTCCTAAATGAGGTCTTTTATCGTAGATATTTTCTTTTGCACCGTCAGTTTTAATATCATTATAATGTAAAAACACCTGACCACAATCATCAAAAGTTAATGCATCTCTCCAATGTTCTAATTCATTTCCACGATACACTAACATATCACCAGGTTGTAATAATACTTTAACTCCTTTAGATTTAGATGGTTTATAATTACCTGTTGCTTTATCAACTCCACCTTTTGAAGCATCTGGCTCAAGATATATAGGCCAACATCCACCTCCTAAATGCATAGTGGTAGATATTTCACATGAGAATCTATCTTTATGACGATGAAGTACATCACCTTTTTTATAAATTCGTGCATAAGAATAATTAGGAATTAATTTTAATTCTGTTTGTTTTTCCATAATTGGTTGAACTTTAGTAAGTAAAGTTTCCATCACAATATCTGAATAATGAGAATATGTTTCTGGAACTTGAGCATCGTTCCACACGCCGAAATACTCGGTAAATTGACTTATATAACGTGAATCAAATAAAGTTCTTGCAACTTTTCGTTTCAATATAAAATATTGATAAGCAAAATCTGCTAATTCTTCCGATATAGCATTTTTTATGACTGTGTATTTTTTATCTTTGAAGCTCATTTTTTCTCCTTTATAGTTTCTTTAGTTTGTTCTCTAACTACATTAGTTATCATTTTTCTAACTGCTTGCAAGTTAAAATGAATAAATCTAAAGTCCTCGACTCCATTATCAACTACATATTCGTGCATTAAATACGCTGGAATAAATATCATAGTACCTGGTTTAGGGCGATAATTAATTTTATCAGTTCCAAGGGTTATATCATTTTCATTCTTTAAAGGTAATTGTGTAATTAGTTTAGCTGGTCGAGGATCGTGAAATAAAGGAAATGATGTTTTATCTGAACAACGTAAAAAATAAAAACCACTAATATGGTTATCATAATGCATGTGTGGGCTGTGATGACCTGCTCCTTTTTCTGCAAATTGTTGCACCCAAAACTCTGTCCAAAACAATTCATAATTAGTTAAATCATAACCCATGTGATCTAAAATATTCCATGAAGTTGCACCAATATATTCTTGTAATTCTTTTAAATCAGGATCTCCGACAAGCGATGTACTATGGTGGCTCATGCTATGATCGCCTATTTTTTTACCTAATGTTTTTTCTCTTTCTTTAATAGTTTTTTTATTATTGTCTTTTGCAGCTTTAATATATTTATCACAAACTTTATCTACATGACTTACCCATTCAGGTATTTCTATAGAATAAATAGGGGTTGAAAAATATAGTGATGAATTTAATTGATCTGTTTTCATATTATTTAAATGGATATCCAAGGTTCCAAATTACCAGACTGTATCTTACTCCTTTTGTAACTGGCCTAACCTCATGCCAAACAAAACTTGGGAATACACATATTGATCCACGTGGTAATATTTCAACACATTTCTTTTTAGGAGTTGGATCATCTTGATTTCTAAATTGAAACTCTAATTCACCACCTTCATACTCGCTTGGATCTGATAGGGAACATGTAACCGAGAGTTTTCTAATTTTACCATGAGTATCTGGATTAGATGGATTATCATATGCTGCCTCCCATGAATCGCAATGTGCGCCATAGTGTTGCTTTGGACCATATTTTGTAAATTGACACGATTCAGAAAAATCCCAATCAAAATTCCAATTAGCTAATCTATTTGCTTGATGTATATATGGTTGAATTTCTTTGTAGATCCAACGATCATTTAACCAAACAATATTTGAATCTCTTTTCTTTTTTAAATCTAAAATATCTTTTTCTTCTAAAGGTTTTCCTTGATTAATTTTATTTGTTTGTCCACCAGTTAATGCAAGTTGCTCCTGTTGTGATTTTCCATATTTAACTAACTCATCACAAAATCTAGGTGTGAGTACACTCTGGAAGTAATAGTAGTAGTTTTGCAAATTCATTTCTGTTATTAGAAATAATGAATTATAGGATATTTGTCAAGGTTAAGAAATTAGCTAATAGTAAGTGTTCCAGACACAGTGAATGTAGCTACTTTACAACTTCCAGCTGGTGCTGGTAATGTTGTAACTGTGTTTGTTCCTGGGGCTACTGCAAAATTAGCTGTTGAAGGTCCTCTGACAATAACTATACCTGAACCTCCTGATCCACCACTAGAAGGTATTACAGCTCCACCTCCACCACCACCTGTATTAACTGTTCCAGAAGTTGCTGCACCGGGTCCTCCGTTAGAACCTCCTGCTCCTCCTCCTCCTGTTCCTCCTGAAGGAGATGGACCAGTATTTGTTCCACCTCCACCACCACCTGAATAACTTACAGGAGATCCTGAAATACTATTTGATGAACCTGCTCCTCCTGGTCCTCCACCTGGTGAAGGAACTTGTGCATTTGAACCAGAAGCTCCTGCTCCACCTCCTCCTCCTGCTGAATATGATCCTGAGTATACGTTAGCTCCTCCTGGATTACCTTGAGGTGGTGATACTGGTGGTGTATTACCAGCTCCACCTGGTTGAACATTTCCTGATCCAGTTCCAGATCCTCCTCCAGATCCTCCATCTAATCCTTTTCCTGGAGAAGTAAGTCCGCCTCCTCCACCTCCACCTGCTGATGTTATTGTTGAAAATATTGAATTTGTTCCTGATGCACCTGATGCACATCCTGGTCCAAAAGTTCCACCTGCTCCAACTGTAATTGGATAAGAAAGTGAAGTTGAATATCCTGATAATATAATTTTTGTTCCCCCTGGAAAAGAAGATATATAACCTCCTGCTCCTCCTCCTCCTCCTCTTGGTCCACTTCCACCTCCTCCACCTCCAGCTACTACTAAATAATCTACTGAATAATTTATATTAGTTCCTGGTGTAGGCCACGTTCCGCTTTTCACCGCACTAAATTGACTCTTAATACTCCACACACCTGTTGCCTTGTTTAATTCTTTTACGATAACGATTCCTGAACCGCCTGCTCCTCCAGTTCTTCCACTTGAACTACCATCGGAAGCTCCTCCACCTCCACCTGAACCTGTATTAACTGTTCCTGCTGTACCATTTGTAGATCCTCTATTTCCACCTGGTCCTCCTCCACCTGATCCTCCTGCAGCTCCTGTTGGAGCATTAGCATTACCACCACCTCCACCACCACCTGCGTAAGTTACTGAATTTCCTGAAATTGTATTTGCTAAACCTGAACCTCCTGCAGAGTTAGTATTACCTGGTCTACATGCACCTGCAGAACCTGCTCCACCACCACCTGTTCCACCTGCACATGGTGAAGGACCTAAACCAGCTCCTCCTGCATTACCTTGTGGCGGACTTACTGGAGGTGTGTTTCCTGATGCAGCTGAAATTATACCATATCCTCCACCTCCTGATCCACCTGTTCCTCCTGGTCTATTTCCAGCAGGACTAGATCCTCCACCACCAAAACCTCCACCCGCTGATGTAATTGATGAAAATACTGAACATGATCCTTGTACACCATTACCATAATTAGTAGTAGCTCCACCTGCTCCTACTGTAATTGGATAACCTGTTGCTCCACAAACTGAAATTGAACAAGAAGTTCGATAACCACCTGCACCTCCTCCACCTGCAGAATTAGTACCATTAGCATCTGATCCACCACCACCTCCTCCACCAGCCACGACTAGTGTTTGAACTAATCTAGTTCCAGGTTGTGTTGTTAATGTTCCAGATGCTGTTTGAGATGTAACCGTGCACTTTCCAAACGATGTTGGATTAGGTACTCCGATGATACCGCCGTTAATCTTGGCCATAGGTTTAAGACTCCTTTAAGAAGCTACTTTGCCTGTAGCAACCCAAGATGATGAACTTGGAACCCAATTGTAAATATTTTTAGTAGAATCTTGAGCAGTCCATTGTTTATTAGCTTCATCCCAAATAATCATATAAGGAGCGTTATCGCCATACGTTGTAACTGTAGGATATGCAACGGGTGCGTTGTATACACCTTTATCTGTATCTAATATCCACGATCCGTAAGGCTGTGGCGGTGTAAATCCGTCAATGGTTGCATTATAAGTATAACCTATTCCTGCATAATTTTTTCTTTTAGCTTTTGTTTGATCTGCGGATAGTTGATTAGTGGTTGGATCAAAATGTTGATTAGCTCTTGTGTTATAAGAAGTTTGAACCCATCGTACGCCGTTCGCGGATAAAGGTACAATACTTGCAACTTTATATTCTGCTTGTACTGAATAGTCTCCACCATTAGAAAGTACATCATTGCTGTCTATAACAACAACTCTTAATACAATATTATTTTTGTCGATCTCTGCAAAATGTGCCATTTTATACTCCTGTGTTAATTATACTATATAAATTATTTAAAAGAAAGTCCATAGTTTTTAATTTGTAATTATCCTGTAAATTATCCTGTAAATTATCCTGTTGTTAATGTTCCAGATACTGTGAATGTAGCGACTTTGCAACCTCCTGGTGCTGATGTAACTGTATTAGTTCCAGGTGATACTGAAAATACTGCTCCTGCTGGTCCTCTAATTATAACGATTCCTGATCCGCCTGATCCTCCTGTACCAGCAGTTGGAGAACATTGTCCTACTCCACCTCCTCCACCTCCTGTATTAGATGTTCCTGATGTTGCTGTACCACCAATAGCTCCAGCTCCACCACCACCTGTTCCTCCTGCTCCACCAGTATTTGGACCACCACCATTTGCTCCACCTCCTCCACCACCTGCATAAATTATTGCACTACCTGAAATACTGTTTGGAGATCCTGCTCCTCCGCATCCTGCAAGAGTAGTACTACCACTACCACCTACAGCTCCTGCACCACCTCCGCCACCTGCTCCATATCTTCCACCAGCAGCATTAGGACTTCCTGTTCCACCATTATTACCTTGCGGAGGACTTACTGGTGGTGTATTACCTGCTGCTCCAGTAACACCATTTGCTCCAGCTCCACCTCCACCTGAACCTCCAGTTGCAGCAACGCCTCCTCCAGGTCCAGGAGCATTTCCTCCTCTACCTCCACCTGTGCTTGTGATTGTTGAAAAAATTGAATTTGATCCATTTGAAGCAACACCATTTCTAGCTCCACCTGCTCCACCTGCTCCAACTGTTATTGGATAACTTGTTATTCCTGTTAAAATTAATTTTGAAACTCCTGGTGAACAGTATGAAGTTCTGTAACCACCAGCTCCACCTCCTCCACCAATAGATCCTGTACTAGGTGATCCACAAGTCATTCCAGCACCTCC